AAATCAGTCGGGGTGACAAGATTCGAACTTGCGACCACACGCCCCCCAGACGCGTTTATTTATATTATAATAATTTAATTATCAGTTTTATATTTGTCGTTTGTTTGTTATTTGCACGAAATTTGCACGGTTATTTTTGAAAAAAGCGAGAAGAAATTAGAAGTGACTATCAATTACAAGGAGCAGACAATCGAAATCATTTAAGTTTAACCAGCAGGGCGAAAACCCTATATAACACATAAGAGCAATGAAACATTCGTCTCGTGCGGTTTTATTTTCGCAATGTGGACGGGACGCTATAATTGTCCCGTATATTTTTATATAAATTAAAGAAAATCCCTTAGAATTTCTTCATCACTTAATTCATTAAAGCTCCTGTGATGATAGTCTAAGGAATAGCAAAGTAAATCCACAAATTCATCATGGGGCTTTGCCGGGAAACCGCACACTTCATCAATAAACGTGTCATTCCAATCCCCTCCAACAAGATATACCCTTCCGCTTTCCACATAAGGGGATGCAGCATTGAGTCTTGTTTCTTTGCTTTCTTTTGGAGAGGGAGTAGATACGACATTTAGATCGGTACTCTCATACAATTGGTCAATTACTGAAAGCCCGTTTGCTTTGGGTTCAATGCGAACGGAACTCCCTTTTCCGTAGCCATTATCTCGTACATAAGATGGAAGGAAACGACATAATTCGGGGAATTTCATATTAACTTTCTTGGCACATACAATGTATATGTTGTTACCAATCATACAAGAACCGAGTATACCTGTCGGGTCATTAGATGTTTTTTCCGTATACGCCGTATCGACAAAGAAAATTATAGGCTCGTCCATACGTTTCTTTTTGAAGTCAAACGCCGAAATACGACCGAACCATGCCTCTTTGATAATGTTCCCGCCTTCAATAGTCGGATGCTGTTGATATAACGCCGAAAAGAATCGCGGAGAACGTTTTTGTGCATCAAGAAGCCTTCCTAATGAATGGCGTTCTGGCCATAACGCTTCGCCTACCTCACGCGGATCAAAATCATTCCCATCATCAAGAGTCTCGCGTATAGCCGGGATTGAGAGCACCGTCCATTTATCGGCTTCTCTCTTCAATATGCGCCCAGCTAGGTCATCATCATGCCATCTCGTCATAATAAAAAGCTGCTTGCTCTCATTATGCAGACGAGTAAGTAATACGGACGTATACCAATCCCATACCCTTTCCCTATAAACAGGGGAATACGCCTCCATAGCATCTTTTACCGGGTCGTCAATAATGGCTATATCTACTGGCGTTCCAGTCAAAGAACCACCGACACCAACCGCCTTATAAAAACCTTTATGCCCCACCGTCTCAAACATATCCACATTGCGCAAATAACCTTTTACATTCGTCCTGACATTACTTCCATTAAGATAAGTATTGGGGAATATAGCTTGATACTCCTTGCTATCTATAATACGCTGAATAGAAAGCGAGAACTGTTCTGCAAGATTAGCACTATACGATGTACCAACGATTTTCAGATCAGGATTGCGCCCAAGAGCATACGCCGGAAAGGAGCGAGATATAATTTCCGATTTGCCATGCTGCGGGCTTACGAATACCATCAAATTCTTTATCTTGCCCTCCAAAAGTTTTTGGCAGTTGTCTGCTATAACCCTATGGAACCACTGTTGACTGTATTGCGGATTCATGTATGGGATGAACTTACACAAACGGTTTGGAGCGTCCATTCTCAATAACATCCGCTCCAACTCCAATTTCCTCTTAACTTGTGCATCAGTCAGTCTCATTCCTCACGCAATTTCTCCAAACGTTCTAGCTCATCTAGCATATCTTCACGGGACATTTCCTCTTCGGTCCTATTTATGTTCATTTCGGTCGGTGAATCAAACCCAAGCATCTTACAGATACGTTCAATAGCTTTTATTTTATCGTATAGCTCTATCTTCACATATTCAACGTCCACTATCTCCGGCTCATCGCTTGTGCCGATATTCTTCTTAAAAATCTTTGTGGAGATACTTTTTATTGCCGATTTTTCTTTCCGAGAAAGTTTTTCAAATTCTTTTCGCTCAATCCAAGTATTGTGCATATCAGCGATAGAAGAAAATGCTATACCGGACAATTCTTGAAGTATCCTTTCTTTGGTAATGTCTGATTTGCCTTTTTGTTCTTCTTGAAGTTCATTTACCCTTTGGGCTACCTTTGGGTTAGACAACAATTTGCAAGATTCTTCCCACACTTGTTTGTCTCTCATCTTCTCACATGAATAGGCACGACGATAAGCATCGGAAGCATTACCGCTTTCAATGTAATAATTGCAAAAGTTCTCTTGTTTGATTGTAAGTCCTTTCATGTTTTTTAGCTATGATAGGTTTAGCGACTGAACTGTTGTTAGCTTCCTCAGCGTCCTATTCAGTACTATCCACTGCAATGTAGCATCTACCAATTCCGCCATACCACCAAATTTGCGTGCCTTTCCAAGCTGTCAGATTGACCGCTACCAGCATAACGCATGGAATCGAACCCCACTCTTTGGCTGAAATGTAAAAATCTTCATTTTTTGTTCTTTTTACGGTGTAAATATATCAAAAGTGTATGAATTTCATGTATAATTCAACATTATTAACCTTAGAGGGCTATTATACGATTTACTAAATCGATATTTCCTAAGGCAGTATTTCGTAAGGCGGAGAATCGTAAGGCAAAATTCAGTTTAAAGTAAAATCCCCATATCTTCGCAAATTCTGAGAGTGAATTAAAAGTTTATAGTCCGAACACAGCCAAATGTTCTGGTGTTTCATTTGGACTTTCTTTTATTGTACCGATTATAAGCTCTACGTCTTCTAATTCTATAAACCCTAAATATTTCCATGTACTGAACTTGTCGGCACTTGCACTTTTTAATTTTGAACAATCCACAAAAGAATCATATTCAAGAAAAGAATATTTTGAACATTTTATAGGCATCTGCCAATCTCTAACAGATTGTGGAACATGCTGATTGATATTGGAATTTATGATTACTCCACCATATATGTTGCCGTCAGAATCAAATCCAAGTACGATAAAGAACTTGTGACGTGAAATATCTCCTTTCTTTGGGATTATGCCATTTTTCTGATTCATTTCAATACGAAAGACATTGCCCACTTTAATTGTGTTTCGGGTAATGTCTTTCATTGAATCTTCATCTAATAAATCAGATAGTTTTGTCATGACAATGCGTCTTCCAATTCTATTTGTTCCTTTATATATTCAAGTGTAGCCTCATCAGCACCTGAAGCCTTAGCCATACTGATAGAAGATATTGCTTTTGATCCTGTCTGATTGTATGCTTCATACCACGCACTGTCATGCGACTTATTTTTTAATTGGCTAAAAGTAAGATGAGCGTTTTCCTCTATCGAAGCGTTTAATGCTTCTATTTCAGATTGGGAAATATAATTCATATTTACTTCCGCCTTTGGTAACAGGACATTTGGCGCATCTTTACCGGCAAACTGGACATTGTCTGAGAAGAGTTTTAGCAAATCGGTGTTCGGAATATCGCCTCCTTTTACAACGTCATATAAATATGTGGGTACAGGTCCATAGTCAAGGGCGTAGAAACTATCCGATGTGATACGTGCTCCCCATTTTTCTAAATGCTTCAATTCTGCAAAATACAAAATCTTGAACAAATGGTAATAGTCAATACCACCTGTTTTTTGTAACACATATAGTGCTATTTGGATTAATTTTATTTGTTCGTATTTTGTCATTTTGAATGTTTATATGTTGCAAATGTATTTTATAAACGACATATATACAAGCATAAATAGGTGAAAAGTATGTTTTTAACATATTAAACGGATAAATTGGTGAAAGATGTTTCCCCAAAAGTTGTAGTAGAAAAGGTGAAAAGAAAGCGATGAAAAATTAATCTCACCGCTTTTTATATGCCTCAAAATAGATGTGTAAACAAATGCCAAATTAGAGTCGTACAAACATCAATTCTTTTCTTTCTTTTTAAAATCAAAGGAACTATCCGTATTTTATCGAGCAAACCACGAACAAGGCCATAGCTCCGAATATGGCACTTGCTATTGCGATGATGGTAGTTATAATCCATTTCCAGTCTATGGGATTGTGCAAGTTAGGATTGGTAGCAAGATAGATTTTCCCATATTTTGTCATGCGGACATCTTCAAGTTCATGCCCTTCGTTCCATAGCCCTTTGACAAGGCCCAATCTTTCCAGAGAGTCTACGCATGAAATGAATATATGGTGCGGATATGTGTTTGGGCAGACAATCCCGCTGCTGATTAAACGTAACACTTGCTTCTCCTGTTTTGATAGCTTGATTTGCTTCATGACCGTTTCTCTACAATGACAGCAAAAACTTATACGCTTTAAGATACTTGTTCAATCTCGGTAAGTCTTCCTCTATTATTTGAGGTAAACGGGTTACGTCCAAATTGTCCTCCAAGTCGTGCAGCTTTACTTGTCTTCCAATAGGATTCAATCTACACCGTTTTATGAAATCGTCATAGATCTCATCATCGTTACGAGTGACAGAAAGTATAGCATCCACAATATTATGAGGAAAGCCTTCCATTAGTAAATATTCAGCAGTAACTTCGGTATCTTCTATCGTGTCATGCAATAAAGCGACTATGCGCTCCTCATCTGTTTTGCATCGGTTTGCCACACGGATAGGGTGGAAGATGTAGGCTGCTCCAGCTTTATCGGTTTGTCCGCTATGGGCTTTGACGGCGATTTGAAGAGCTTTTTCTAATAGTGAATTTTTAGTACATGTCATATTCTGATTTAGGTATTTCTATACCTCCTAATATTATCTCACAAACGGTTTCATTTGACTGTGATATTTCTTTTTCACTACGTCCTCCTTTGTGCTTAATGAAAGCATTTGTCTTTCCATTTTCAAGGACAAGACGTATTGCAGATTCTTCAAAATCGTCTAAAATATAGACTTCTTCACCCGCTTGTAATTTTTTTTGTAGGATATTTGAGTTCATATTTATATGTAAAGATAATTATTTTTATCGGAAATGACTATAATATTCAATAGATTTTTCTACTATTTTTAGTGCTTCATTACTTGATTTATCGAGTATACGCCACTGCTCATAATATTTATGTCCGAGACCACCTTCCATTCCTGTCTCATTATGTATTTCTTCCCAACGTTTTTTACCAAGAATACGTTTCGCATCTTCCGGCCTTTCTTTTGCATAAATCATACGTTCCGTATTAACCTGTATTTCCGCAGTAAGACCATTTGTGGTTCTTATGTTTACGATGTTTCCACTATATCCCATGAATGATTCTGGTTTTTGCCTTTTAAGGCGTAAGAAGCCTTCCGTTTTGTGCAGCTCTTCTAACACATCTTCTATTCGGGACTTCGGAACGATTATGGTTGTTCTTACAGCATCTTTAATATCGTATGGAGTTATACCTTCTGTGATGACTTTTCTTGTGATAGAAGTTGTACTCTTGAAATTAATAGGCGTAACATAACCACCATTTTTTATTGCGATCCGTTCTGCTGTGGACTGTACTTCATCTCCCACTGATGATGCTCGTTTTACAATTTCCGAAATGGAACTTTCAACTGTTATTTTCTGATAAACGGATTTATTATCACGCAAAAAGTATGGTAAAGTATTACGTTTTTTTGCTGTGCTGATGCGCTCTTGATTATCTAATACCCACTTTTTGAAAGCGTCCGGTACATCTTTAACTTCGTTCACGCTTGCTGTCGTGGCTTCACTCCGACCGTCCCATTCCCAAAATTCTTCTTCCGTCTTTAAAATGGGTATCTTGTAACATCTGCAAAGGGGATGCCAACCGGTCCATTGGAAGTCTTTCGGGTATTTTCCAGCTAGTATATCGCAAATGTCTTGAAAAGGCTTTCCGTTGCAAGTATGGTTGTTGCTTAATTTGATTTCATACCCCACAACGAAGTCCATCTGTTGCCAGCGTAGGTTTTCTGCTTGGCGGTATGCCATATTGATTTCGGAAGCAGCCAAACGGATAGAACGATACTCGCAATCCATTGATCGTGATGCTTTTCCGAACCTTTCCTTGTAATCCTTTTGCAGTTGTGGAAAATCGAGCAGATATTTGGAGATTTGTTTACTTAATATGATTGCACTCGTGCCTTTCTGAATAGCACATGATATAGCCTCTTCAAGTTCCTGCTTATACAGAGTTGATTGATTCCACAACTTATCTGAGATGGTAAATCCTTTATCCTTACGTTGCTGGAACGCTTTCAATGCATCATTATTGGGCTGGTATAGGATTTCGTAATTCTTCTTGCCTATGGTAGCACCATAAGTTTGCAATACTTTGTTAGCAAGTAGGTCTTGAACTTCGTTGCTGTTTTTCCATTCTTCAGAAGTGCCACTATATATTACAGCTCCGATGTCCTCAACGAACCTTTCTTGTAAGTCTCTTATCCGTTTTCTTGTTTGGGGATAATCCGACCACATAAACGGCCTATCACTATCAATAGTAAAATCGGTAATTCCGACTATTTTAGCCGCCTCTAAATTCAAATCCTCGTATATGGATTCCACAAGCATGACGTACTTGGCGAGCCGTTTATTCAGTTCGCTGTACTTGCGTTTTTGATTTGGAGTTTTCGGCTTTGCCATTGCGTATTATTTATTTTCAACCCTGTCAGGTGATATACAGACCGTCTTTCTCTTGAAAACTGATATTCTCCATAATTATCTAATTAAATTGCTGACTCTCCGAATATATTGTTGACCCTGCTTTGAGAAGTGCTAGCCTCTTCTTGCTGTATCTGTTCCAACGTAGCTTGTGCGTCATTGCTATAACCTGCCTGTTGGATAGATTCAAGCTGTGACATGACTGGTTTTCCGCCATTAAGTTTCAATAAGCGATCTGCTGTGGCATCTTCATCTTGTTGTATGAAGGGTGTAATGATATGTTCAATCTCTATATTATCAATTTCTCTTGCCCATGATGTGTTCATGTGCTTTAAAAATTCTTTGATGACACTTGCCTCACGCTCGAAAAGCTCAATCCATGAGCCGCTTTCGTCACCAACCTTTAAGTGTGCATCGGTCAAAAGCATTTGTCTGGCATCATAACCTATGTTCCCCAAAGACTTCATGTTGTCAAAAGAAACGTCCGGCATCTGCGATTGCATCCAATAGAGTTTAAGAAGGGTTTCCACGTGATACTTCAATGCCTCGATAGATTGCGCCCACGATACATACGATACATCTCCATTTTGTTCCACACGGTAAACTCTACGGCTTTCTCCCTTATCTTCTTTGCCTTGTATACCACCGGCTATTTTCAAAATTGGTGCTGAATTATAGGCAATCACGTCGGAGTTACGAGAAAGTGTATATTCCAATTCTTTGCGAATACGAGTTAATCCGTGGTATATAGGTACAGGCCTAAGTGCGTATGCGCCGGGTATTTTCATTAACCGTATCTGTTCAACAGTGCCGACAGGCTCCCAGCCCTTACCATTTTGTTTCCATTTATAATGTTTGTCTGATGTGTAAGTCTCAAAATAAGTAATTTCTTCGTCCTTTACCTTTTTTGTGTATTCAAAGGACATTGCAAGCATATCGTCAAGTTCGTCAATCAATGGATATAGTTTTACGCCCTCCATCGGTGAGTATGTCTTGCATTTTAGCTTATACTTACTATTAAACCCATATAATGTATTGGGCTTTTCTACTACATACCAAATTGTGAAGATTTCGCATGATGCGAAATACGCATTTGCACGTTTAATATTTTCTGTATCGATTCGGGCATACTTGTAAATTGACTCTATAGCCTTTGCTATCTGTTGGCGGACTTCAAATCCTTCTGTGTTGTGATAGATACGTTTTACAGGAATAGCAAACATGAACTCGGTCATACGCTTTGTAAGCAGCTTTTCAAGGCCAATGTAAATGCGTGATGCTTCTTCTTTTGTCCCGTCTTTGCGTATTTTATCTTTTCTTGTTATAGTATCTTTGGCTATTTCATGGAATGATGGTTCATACGCTTTAATAAGAATTTCCCATGAAGGAACACAAACGGATTTTCTTTTTAAGTCATTGATAATATTATCAACGGGTCGGGCACTGTCTAATATAGTGGTTATTTCGTCCATGATTGTACAATTGTGCAGTGCATCTTCACACTGTGTATTTATTATTGATTTCTAAGGAATTTGTTTACAAAATATACTTGTCCTTTTCCGGTTATTTTCGGTGTTATAGTGGTATGTAATACTCCACCATTACCAGACCGTACTCCTTTTTTCAACTCAAATAATCCTTGTTCAATATATTGCTGATTGGGGATATTGTACCGTTCACCATGTTTCCCAAGATATCCGTTTTCACGCAGCCATGCGAATAACCGCTTTTCTCCGATTGGATAACCGTTCTGAGCAATTAATTTAGCAAGCTCTCCAATCAAGCAAGAAGTATTAGAAGATTGAACAGCATTCGTAAATGCAATTGATGGTGCGGCTTCAGCTACTTTTTTTTCTGCTTCAATGCGCTTTTGGCGTTCTTCTTTAATTTGGGTAGCAAGTTTAATTAAATAATCTGGAGATAAAAGAGCCTTTTCTAGCGTTTCGTTTGTCAGGTATACACCATGTTTTCGGATAGAAGGGAGAACTTCACTTGTCACCCATTTGCGAAACGGCTTTGCTTTTTCGCTTTCACTGCGAATTATCACATCATATAAACCGCTTTCTGTTATAAATGTAACTTGTTGATTCCTACCTAACGAATCTATGGTGTCCATTTGGCGGACATCATCTTCTTCAAGTCTTGACCTGACATTTCTTGCGTTAGTAATGCCTATAACACGGCACACATCCGCCAAGCAAAACAATGGATCGTTACCCTCACTCATCGCAATTCTTACTTTTCCGAATTGCTCATTCTCAAAAATTTTAATTTCGTCCATAGTCATGTTTCGTATTACTTCATACGATTTTTTTTCAAAAATAGTAAAAGTGAATGAATTTCATTCACTTTTAAAACTAAATTTGTTTAATCTACTATATTTGAAAGTTTTAGTGTTCTCTCGTATTCTCCTTTCATAATCGTGTTTTCATGACATTATCAGTAATTTTGTTTCCTGTGCTATCAAATACTTCTATAGTTGGTCTACCTCCGTTATCAATAGGAGAAATGGTCTCTGATGTTTCATATAAAGTTTCTCCGTCTGTAACCATTATCTGCTTGTCATCTTCAAAACAAAGTACATCTTCACCTCCCCATGATTTTATTATTTCTAACGCTTTTTTATAACTTTCCGCTTCGATAGAAAACTGAGTACGCTCCCAACATGTTACTTTGCGGTCTTGATAAAAATCAAATGTGTTCATTGCTCTTATGTAATATATCTTATTTTATTTCACTTATTGTAAGTTCTGGATATTCAGCACCTCTTGCATTTTCCAAAAAAATCATTGTGTTGCAAAAATCAACTGCTTCTTCGTATGTTGCAAACTTAAATGTTACACTTGAACCTTTCTTTGATACTTGGTATTTCATCGTTTTTGTCTTTTGATTGTTAGTAATATTGGTTTCTTTTAGTATTGTAAAGATACTCATTATCAGTGATTTAACCAAATATTTATGACCTTATTTTGCTCATAATCAATAGTTTAACTTTTGCTAATTTTGAAGTTCCTGTTTATATCCTGCTTCGTACCATTATAAAATCTCATCATGTTTATTCTTGTGCCAATTTTTTGCTTAATATTTTCCTTTTTGAGTTGTTCACCCCATTGAGTGGCTTCCTCAATGACACTCTTGCAATGTTTCTTCTCCCAATTCTCGCAGAAAGGATATGACTTGTATATACTCTCAATCATATTTCAAACAATTTTTTATAACTCATTTTATTCCTAATTTTCATCAAATATGCTTTCGATTTTCTCGTTCACCCTGTCGCATGTATCTCCAAAGGAAATGGAAAAAGATTCGTCGCCTACACGGTCTATGATGGATCGCAGGTCACGGGCGATGTGGTTGAACGCTCTCAGTTCTTCCAGCATAGGAAGGGTAACAGTGCCGTCATATTTTTTCAGTAGTGAGAGCAAATCGACAGCGGAGGATTCTGCAATGTCGGCCAACACGGGAATTTTTCTCAGGAGGCGATTACATTTTTCCTTGTCCTCTTTGCTCATGGTGTCGGTGATTGTTTTTGCCGGGACTTGCTCACGGGTTTGCAGGAGTCGGTCGTATTGTCTTCGCAAGTTGTCAAACAATGCGAAGTCTCCCCTTCTCAGAGCCTTCTCCATCTTGCGGTTGTACTCCTCTTTCAATATTTCAATGTTCATATCAAAACAATTTTAACTGTTCAACTTTATTTTCAATCTTAACTATCTCTTCAATGATTCGTTTCATTATTTATTGGTTCTTTGTCTTCCCATTTTACTTCCGGGAATAAACTGTCACTTAATACAACAACAGTAGTATTTTTGTCTCTAAATCCCCATGTATACTTACGTTTAAATGGTTTAGTTGAGTACATAAACAATTTTCCACTTTCGTCTCTTGCTACCCACATAGTTTACTCCTCCCAAGAAATTTTAGAAGCACCTACATAGCAGCAATCACTAGAATGTTTTGCCTCTTCTTCAGTCTTATAAATATTACTAGACAAATAATACACATTAGATGCAGATTTATATATTCTCACCCACCCCTCTTTCTTCTGGGGGAGCATCATGAGGTCGCCATCATTCTCATGTCCTCCATGATAATTGCCATTATTAGGATAAGCGACCAAATCTTCAAATCCGGAATATTCCTTGCTTGGAATAAGAGCTATTATATTTTTCCCATCTTTTCTTTTGGCATCAAAGCAAATAATCCTCGCCTTTCTACCATCACGAGTACATACTGGCTTGCCAGCTTTGGCTGCTTCAAGGTCAAAGGGTTTAAGACTCAATTTCTTTTCTTCCATATTTTCTTTGTTTTGTTTGATTTCTATATCAATGATTTTTGTTTCTTGATGTAGCAACATAAAAAATTCGTAGTCCCATTTGGGAACAGGAATTATATAGGCTTGATAGGGTTGAAATATCTTTCCTTCACCTTTGTAAGGCTCTCCGACCTTTTCAAGTTTCTTGAAGATTACAGATTTACTGTCACTTCTATAAGTTCCACTACATTTATCAAGTTCGCAATTACCAACAGCACTAAAAGCACATAATTCAAAAACAGTGGCACAACCATATTGTTTTGGTTGCTCTACGCACTGATACCACTCACCGTTGTACTCAAATATTTCTCCTACTTTTCTTTCCATATCTTACTGTATTTTAATCGTTCAAATTCTATTATCTCCTTATCCCATAGTTTGGCCACGAAATGTTCTAACTGGCAGCCTTTGGATTTTTCCCAACCGGGGCAAAGGCATATCGCATCGCATTCCATAAGAGCCTTTATATCGTTTCCCAGAAGTTCATGATAGGGTTTGTCCAAATCGGGGTTCACGTCGAAGTCTATCGGTGTGACGACACGGTATCCTTTCATTTCGAGGACTCCCGAAACGTATAGTATTTCACTTTCCACTTCATCGAAGTCCCTGCCGGTAATGGGTAGGGAGATGTAGATTTTCTTTTTACTCATAATACAACAATGTTAACTAAACTATTAAAAGAGTTAATTTGATATTTGATAACTAAATATCGAAGTCGATTTGCATCGAACTTGATTCGGAACATTAACACCTCCTTTCCGGCGAACTGTCATTCGCCATCATCTTGTCCATTCTCGTGTGAGAAAGACATTAAGCCCAATGTCCTGTAACTTTGGGCTTTTTTTAGTTGCACTTGACAGGGTGCAACTTATAGCTTGTCGATACAGGTCGGCAGGCAAAACGGAAAAGAGGTGTTAATGTGAAAGATCAAGTTCAAAATGAAAGTGGGAAAATCCGCATATTCTGCCGTTATATCATCAAGAACGGTAAAAAGATTTACCCTAAAAGGTCTAAATACTTTTCGTTCTTGGTGAGCGATAAGAAAAGTGCGTGATTTCGCTTTCTATGGGAATGTACAGGCATTCCCTTTCATCTATACTCCTACTTCTTTTCCTTCCATGATTATATTTCATTTTAAATCGAATATCTTGCTTGAATCCCTATTATTACATAAGTAGCTATAACTTTCTTTTTTGAGAAAAAAACATTAACAGTAACTCCTCTTTTGGGGACGATATATTTTCCATTGTCATCGTATATCTGTATATGATCTGTTGTTTTCGCTTCACTTTCTGTCATCATCGCCCTATAATTATACCATTTGTCTTTAATATATAATGGTATACCGTTTTTCTTTGCTTTTATCCATTTTAAAATAAACATCTCTTATTCCTCCTTTAATCATCTAACTATCTTTTTTTATATACATAAATTTAATATCAGACTTTTCTCTCATTTTTTTTATTTCTTCGATAATAACTTTTCTAATAAACCAGTATCCACCTGTAAGAAAATAATTTAAACCGCTTACTATTTCTGACTCATACCTCGTTCCTTTATAGATAACTCTATAATATCCACTCCATCCACCATCATGATATTCAAAATTTTGTAAAATATCATTCCTTAATCTTTTCAATAATTTAATCTTCATATCTTATTCCTCCTTTATAATTTCTTTCATGAAACAAATCCAGTGTGTATTAGATCGTTTGCCGGATATATGCCCGAATATTGGTCTTTCAGGTGTGAGCTTCAAAATTTCAGAAACCTTGATATCTGTCTCGTTCCATTTGAAAATCAAAAATCCTCCGGGTTTCAGGACTCGAAAACATTCTTTAAATCCCTTTGCCAGCATATCACGCCAATCTGAATACAGAGCTCCGTATTTAATTTGTTGGTAGCCTGTTGGCGATGCTTTTTCGTTCAAACTTCCGTACATATCTGCCATCTTTGACTTTCCAGCATTCCTTAATAAGTGAGGAGGATCGAAAACTACCATCGAAAAAGATTTATCCTCATAGGGCATATTTGTAAAGTCGGCTTGTATGTCGGGATTTACTTCAAATAATCTACCATCGCATAAATGAGTAGAGACCTTTCGAATGTCTTGAAAAAGAACTCTTTCGTCATGTTTGTCGAAGTAGAACATCTTTCCCCCACAACAGGCATCTAATATCGTTTTTCTCATTGCTCTCCTCCTTTCATAAGTTCTATTTCTCCCATATCTGTATGATTTTTATAATCTATTGAAATAAACTGACTTGTATTCTTTTCAAGACCTTTTCATTTGCGTCGTTATAAAATTGCTTGTTGACCTCGAAACCATATGCCTTTCTTCCCAATGAGGCTGCCGCATACAGGGTCGTGCCGCTTCCTGCGCACGGGTCGATGACAACATCGCCCTTGTCCGTGAATATCTCTATCAACCGTTTGAGAAGCGGGACTGGTTTCTGGCAAGGGTGGCATTTGGGCGTGGTGTTGTCCCTCACCCAGTCGAAGCAGTTGAATATCATTCTCCCGTTGTTGTTGAATTTGGGCAACTTGTCCCGATAAAGGATAAGACCGTATTCGCAGTTGCCGACGACCTTCATGTTTGCTTTCAACACTTGCGCCGAGAAGTCCTTGCGGAAAACCAGCGGTATGTAGTGATTTAACCCGTATTTGCGTCCTAACTCTATGAATTTGAACTGTTGTTCGTACTCGCAGAACAGTATCATGCAGGGGGATTTGCCGGCTTCTTTCGGTTCTTTCACGAGCATTTTGGAACAGAAGTGCATGAACTCGGCCGGACGGAACTCGCTGTCGGACGAGAAGAATTGTTTGCCTGCCAATGCGCTCTCGCCGTTCTTGTTGTCTCCGTCAATATACCATGCGGGGTTGCTGGCGTAGGCGTTATTCGCCAAATTATACGGCACATCTGCTATAATCAGCTGCGCTTTTGGCAGCCCATAGACTTTATAATTCTGGAATGAGTCGTTGTAAAGCTCTATGTCTTTCATACTTAACTTTCCTTTTTGCTGTATTTGTCGATAATTTCTTGAATCTGATCGGGTGTCGCTTTCTCCTTTTCACGTAGCTCTCTCTCCTTTTCCTTTTCCTCCTGCCTTTTCTTGTCCTCATAGAACCGCAATAGTTTCTCTCTGTCGGCTCTGAACTCTCGAAGAGACCTTGTTATCACCATAGGGTCGAAAACTCCGTAGAACGTCCCGTAAAGACCTTGCTTGAACCGCTGGAAGAATACCATGAACTCGGTAAGTTTGAAATCACCATAGCCGGAGATGATGATACGGGCTATCTCCTCGTATTCCTTTTCCGTCATTCCGTCCTTGCGGACTCCCGAAAATTCGGCTAGGTCGAGAAGCTGTATTTCCAGCCACGACTCGGCGATGTGGCTCCCGAACGTCCTCGACACACGGGCTATGCTCGGAGCTTTGCCGATAAAGCATCGTTCGAGGCTCTGGCAATAGCGGACTTGATTGTCGGGGCTAAAAAGGCAGAGCAGATTCTCCCCCGTCTTGTAGGTTGCCAGTATCTCCCGTTGCCAGCTTGGCGGCGATAGCTTCTGCAAACTCTGCATATCGCTGCTCTTTGGTCTTGGAATTAGGTTTTTGATGGATTCCGGATTGCTCATCTCGTGCTCGTTTTAGTTCGATTATTAACCAGCGGGCAAAGTGTTTTTGTGCATCGCTGACGCTTTTTCTTGCAATACCCTCGTTTTGGAGCTTACGGATATATGCCTCGATATAGAGCCTCGATGCGCTCTCGTCGATGTGGTTGTTCATCGATAGCGTTTCTATCCACGTTTGATTTGAGAGTAGTTCTTCACGCAGTTCTGTCAGTGGCTTGTCAACGTCTTTGCCAAAATCTTCTTCTTTTTCTTTGCTTCTCGATAGAGAAGTTTCTTTTAAATCATTATCATTTTCATTATCATTTAAGCCCCCACTGGCTCGTTTGGCCCCCACTGGGTTATTTGGGGTCGAGTGGCTCGTTTGGCTCCCACTGGACTTTGATTTAACCGTTTCAGAGTTCTTGTCATTACCTCCTTTACGCCCGTTGTTCCGGTTTCTCTCGACAATGCCCTGATATTTGAGTTCATCTATCTCGAATTGATTCTTGAAAAACTCAAATGCCATTTCAATGTCCTCCTCTACCGTAACCTCCTCGCCAAGTTGATATTTGAATATTGCTCGAAACAGCCTGCCCAGTTGTTTGTCCGATAATCTCGATATGGGTTTATAAAATGGTTTATAAATCAAAAAGCTGTCTTTCATTTATTATAAATATTGATAGTTATTCTCTTTTCGTATCATACTTTTCAATTATCATAATTCCTTCTTCTGTTTTATCTCCGTAAACGATATGACAGCCAAACTCATGAACCAATATATCCAAATCTTCTATGGTTTCTATCTCAGTATAGAGATTAAGGGTATTGGTATCTATCATTTCCCTTATAACTGGCAATCTTGACTCAAACAATGAATCTTCTAAACTTCTTAGATAGATGTCTCCTCGTTTAAAGGTATTCATGCTCGATGTTATTAATTTCACCTTTAATGTTTTTGATTTATCGGGATCGTCGTTATAATAAAAACGAGCTGACGATAATTGATTTAAATTAACAATAACATGATTATCTTCTTGGAATTTCTTTATTCCATTATGAATATCTACATATTGATCATAGTTGATAATGGACTTTATAAAAAGGTATTCCAAACATAAATCAGATATAACTAATTTTTCTCTGTTTAATTTGTCTTCCGATTCCATAATTAAGTTTCAGTAATTGAAAATGCCCACCCGTTCAGGGTCTTGTGCTTGTCAATCTCACCGGTTTTGCATAGCTCGTTTATCTCGGATTTGAGTGACCGGATAACTACCGACTGTATTTCGGTAAAGCTCGCTATGGAGGGCTCCTTGTTATTCTTTTTCTTTTCCTCGATAATGGAGGATATAACTTGCTTGGCTATAATCATGGCTATTCTTGTTTTAACAATTCTGGGTTATGAGAATACAGCCGGCAGGTACTTGTGCCGGTAAACGTTTTTCAGATAGGTTATCATTTGGTCGTAGCTCTTGATAAAGCCCTCGTTGATAAGGTCGGCGACTTTTCTTTCCAGCTCGTACAATTCCCGCTGTTTCTTTTCTTCGCCGTATTGGTTGCGGATATTCCTTTCATGCTCGTTGAACACAATCCAGTTCAACGCTTCGCCTACTTTCTGCATGGCTTGGGGCATGAAGTCTTTCCGAACGATCTTTGAAACGGCAGAGCCTAGTTTGTTGTAGGCATCGCCGGCTTCATTGCGATACTTTATCATTTCGTCTTGTACGAATTTCAGAACCTTTACTTTGAATGCGGGATTTAGCCACATCGCAAAATCTAAAAACATAAGAGGTGTCATCCATGTACCTCCATTTTTACCTCGTGTTACCACAACTATAGATTTTGGAAAATCCTTATAATCATCACTTTCTAAAAGACGGGAATTCCCGTCTTTAAATTCGGGTTCCTCCATGAGAGCTTTAACAAATTCTCTCGTTTCTTTTAATCTGAGATAATCTCCTATCTTCTTGGTATTATTTTTATTAGCACTATTCCACTGCACAATCAAATTCGTACAGTCGAATTTACCGTCACAAGTCCGTTGAGATACTTTAAAATCACCCATTGGACGAATCATAATTTGGTTCGTTTTCATAGCTTTTATTTTAGTTGTATGGAATATTTTAATATAAAATGTTGCCGGAAAACGGAATATTTTTTACGCATTTGTTGCCGGCAAGCGGTAGAGTTTATAAATTCTTCTGCTGTCATATCATTTGTTTATTTCAGATTCGACAACCTTGTATTTAATGGGCAATCCGGAGCAGGTGATGGCGAGCAGGGCAGAGTCCCTTTCTTCTTGGTTGCTGCGGGGTCTGTTAAACTCTATCCCGCTCATCTGGCACAACCGCTTCAATTCTTCATGGGTGATCTTGCCGTCTTTCCCTTGCCAGCACTTGCGCAACGGGGATTGCTCCATGACTTGTATTCCGTAATGACTCAGCATTTCGACTATCTTGCGACCAGTCTCTTGGTTGCGGCCTACATGCTCGCCTTTCTTGGCTGAGCTCGCCCGTGTGTCTTTCGGGGACAAGTGCCAGTTGGATTTGTTTTTCCAGCCTGCCTCGACATACACTGCCACTCGTTCATCGTTTTTATTGCAGTGCTCATGAAGTTTTTTTATGCCCTCTACCAACAAGGGGAATGGGCAAACACTCATCTCCATTTTCATTTTCCTTGTGTCCAATACGGAGTAGCCGCTACGCTCAACATCGGGGTCTATGCCTATCACTACGTCGTATTTGAGTTTTCTGCTGTATGCTGCCTGTTCTTCCATTGTCAAAATAGTTTTAACTGAATATACTTTTTCTGTTTTCTTTCGATGAAAAGATTTTTAAAAATGTAAAACAAGACATCTACCACAATGCTGTTGCCAGCCATATAGTATTGGTGTGAGTAGCTTATCCCTGATGCTTGTATTCTTTCTATATCATAATCAGAAATTCCCATAAGGCGGAAGACCTCTTTATTTGTCAATATTGTGATATTTCCATCTTTCCTTGTTACATAAGTGCAATTCCAAGATATAAAGCCTCTTGCAGTAACGCATATAGCTATATCAGAGTCTATCGAAGCATATCTCATTTTCAGAGTTCTTTTTGCTTTGTCTGACAATATCCATTTATTTGCCGGGTGTTTCATGTAATAATCTTCAATATTGTTCTCTAAAACGTCCTTTAATCTTTTTTTGAGTTTAAACGTCCGTGGGAATTCGTAATACTCGTTAACTCCCAATATTGAAATCATAAACACACGCTCTCTATTCTGTGGAACACCATAATCCTTTGCGTTTATCAATTTCCAAAAATTGGAGTACCCGATACTCTGCAAGTACGAAACCCATTCGTTGAAATGATTGATAAACTTTTTGCTGACAAGTGCTTTTACATTCTCCATGAGCAGGTATTTCGGCATTTTGTTCTCTATCGCTTTCTCGCATTCCCATAACAGGCTGCTGCGTGTGCCGCTGCCTTTCTCCAATCCCGCTTGCTTTCCGGCCGTTGAAATGTCCGTGCAGGGGAAAGAATATGTGAACAGGTCGAAGTCGGGAACTTTGTCCCAGTCTATATGGCATATATCCCCGAAGTTCCTGTCTCGGTACTGTGGATATACGGCATTATGGGCTTGTATGGCGTACTTGTCGATTTCCGACCAGCCGACCAGCTCGTAACCGATTCCGAGCCTGTCGAGTGCCATGCACTGGCTGTCATATCCGCTGAATGCTGTAAAGACTTTTAATTGCATATCTTTTTCTTTTTGTTCGGCAGGCGGGACTCGAACCCGCAACTGTATATTCGCTCCTTATACTCGACTTATACCGCTCTCCCGTTTGAACCACTGCCGATACCACCTAAAACACTTATGGCTAATTTCTCCCCGCAGTTCCTTTCTCCGTATGGTGCTCGACCACGTACCCGGATCGGCTTGCGGGGAATGTCTCACATTATTCTCCTATATCAGGTCTATGATTTTTGTCTTTTGAATCGCATCGAGCCGCATGTCGTTAAGACCTTGTCTCATGTGTTCTTGCATGAGGCGGTTGGCTTCGGTGATGTCTTTGGCGCAAACGAGGTTGTAGTACTTCGTTTCCTTTTCATTGCCGTTGTCATCGATGAATATGTCTATCAACGTGGCTTTGTAGAAGGGCTTGCCTTCTTCCTTCTCGTTGACTATCTCGACGACATTCGAGCGGGTGATAGAGAATACATCGCAATTTCCGTTGTACTGTTCCAGTCCTTTGGCTTCGGCCTCGGCAAATAATCCTACATCGGTGATGAAGTGTTCGATGACTTCTTTCATCTCTCCTTTGCTGTTCTCTTTTTCTACTTTCAGTTTGATTTCGTAAAACATCGCTTTTATTTTTTATAGGTTAAAACTTCTTTTAACTTGGGATTCCCTGCCGCATAACGGCGGACATCAAAGTCACTATCCTTTGTCAGCTTAGTGAGTACCTCGACGGGCGTGTTGGGATTACATGCCACGCTAACGCGGACAGCCCAGTGACTATCCTTTGCCAATTCAATCAATACTTCTAAGGGTGTGTTGAGATTACATGCCGCATAACGACGGACAACCCAGTGGCTATCCTTCGCTAATTCTGCGAGCACATCGACGGGCATATTGGGATTACATGCTGCATAACGGCGGACAACCCAGTCGCTGTCCTTTTCCAGTTCAATGAGCACATCGACGGGGGTGTTGGAATTACATGCCACTCTACGGCGTACAACAATGTCGCTATCCTTTGCCAACTCCATGAGCACATCGACGGGAGTGTTGGGGTTTCTTGCCACGCTAACGCGGACATCACAGTCGCTATTTAAGATCTCATTTTTGTCCATTGTATTTCTTATTTAATTGTCTGACTTTATTTCTCATCAATCTTGCCAGCTCTTTATGCCGGTAGTCGTCGGACTTTTCCAACGCTTTTGCCCCTCTCGATAGTAAGCTGGTGATAGATGTTAGCTCTTGGGGAGTCATGGTTAAAAGGGTAAATCATCTACTACCTGATTCCGGGAATTGTCTTCCTGCGGTTTTGGCTTGATAGGTTTTAAATCGCCGATAAGATAATTCGTACCGTCTTTCCGTTCTTCCGGCTTGGGGGCACAGCTTATCGTGTGAGTATGCCCCCATTCAGATGCCAACTTTCGCTCCCATACCGTTATGTTCAAGTACTTCTTTCCGTTCTTACCTTCCTTGATTACCTCTTTGGGTATGTCGGAGAGGCAAATGCTTCCGTAGTAATTCATATTCTTATTATTTTATGTGATAGTCTTTTATTCGCTGGAATATTTCTCCACGACTCTTAATTTGATCTATAACCGTGTCGTCTCTGGGAATAGTTACCCGTGTGATTTCATTGTCTTTGATTTCACGGTTCCAATTTTTTTCGTCGTTGTATTCGAAAACACATAGGAATGCGAGGGTGGCTTGGTCGAGACCTGAACAATAGAGTTGTTCTTGCACTTGGTTGTAATAATGTTTCTTGTATTTCCTGACATAGGCCAGTTTTTCGGAGTTGCTTTCCAACGGGACGATTTTATCGAAATATTCATCGAACGAGACCGTCTTCAACTCGATGAATGCCTTTAACTTCCCATCGTCTATCTCGGCAAAATCAAGAGAGGCTTTGAAAACGTCCATCTCAATACTCTGTACCTTGTATTGGCTGACATAGCAAAACGGAAGTGTCTTGCCGTACACGTCTTCGAGAATAGCACCGGTGCGCAACGCATCTATGGGACTTGCCAATGCGTTGTAGTGGGGCTTTTCTCCGCTTACGAAACGCTGTAACAGTTTGGCATAGGAGGACGAGTGTATGTCCGACAATAACGCCGTGATGTCGCCGCTTCCGATATACATCGTGTCTGTTATCATATCGTTCCTTTCTTTTTCGCACTGGTGTACAAGGTGTCTATTTCGGAGTCTGTAAGCTCGTCTATCGATTCCCTTCCGAACATTTTCAATGCGGCTTGGTAGTAGGTGCTGTTTTTATAAAGAAGATTGTATATTATAGCTCTCTTTTCGGAAAGTGGCGTTTCACTCTTTTCTTCCTTCGATTTCTCGGCATCGGGATCTTCGCCGGTGGCTATCTTGTAGGCGTTCAACAAGGCGTATTTCCTTGCATAGGTGGAAGCTTTGCCAAAGCCCTTATCGCCAGAATCAAGGCCCCTTCCGAATGTCTCTATGTCGATATATTCAGAAGGGTTGTCTATATTGTAGATTCGGGTCGTCATCTTGACTATATCGACATATTTTATCGTTTCTATACCTTTGTTTGCAACCCGTAGTATCTCACTTTTGACGAGTTCTTGTTTGAAAGGTACGCTCACGATACCATGTTTGGATTCTGCTTCTTTAACAGATAGTGTAACATCTTGGTCTCCTACCGCATTATAGGCGTTTTTCCCTTCTCCGACAACCAATTTTTTTTCTATATTTTTTATTTCGTTGGCTACGGATTGTATTTTTTGGAATATGTTCTTTGTTTCCATCTCGTTTCTTTTTATACACCGCATATCCTCCCGGACTTATTTAATTCATGATTTTTAAAAGTTCATCTCTGGTAATACAGTTGCGTGTGCCGACTTTTTTCAGGCTTGGCGTTAATTGCATTCAAACGCTTCAACAATTCTTTATAAGAACACCCTAATAATTCTGTTGCCTTTCTAACCGGTACATAATCAGGCAAGAACACATCTCCATAGCCTTTCTTTATACCGGATATTGCATGGTTAATTACATCTTCCAATTTTCCGAGCAACATATTGTTTTCATCTCTCACTACCTTGATGATTGTATCTTCTATTCCCATATCCATTAATCTTTTAATCGTTTTTCCATTGTGTTAGTGATTTTGTTATAGTTTCTTATCGGTTTGTTGTTGCCCGGCAAGAGCCATCGATGACAGCGCTAACAGGGATATACTTATTACCAGTTGCCAAAGGTTGGCATTGATGAGCGAAGCGACTATCCCGAATATCGATGAAAGCATAAGCAGTATGGCGAGCAGGGTAAATAACTTGTAGAATATCATGACTGTTATATTTGGAAATTACCGTTAAACTCAAATTCTTCATTTCCGCATTCGTCGAATACGGTTACCGTGTATTCTGTATTGATGTAGCCACTACTAGAAGATGGCGTTAAATAGTCGCCGTTGTCCCATTCCTTGTGATTGTATGCGTCGTAATGAATGCTGACATCGACGTTTTTGTCGATCAAATCTACTTCATAGTTTATATCTCCGTCGAGATAGTGACCGTCCATGTTTTCTCCTATATGGTCGTCAAGAAAATTTTCTACCTCGTCCTGTATGTTTTTTAGTTTCTGAATATCAGCTTTTACCATATCAATAGCCGTTTTGTAGATGTCCGTGGCATCGCACATGAGGTCTTCCCGGTATCGACGCATGCTCTGCCAGTCTTTCGGGTCGCAATCTTCGAGGTAGGATTTGGCTATTTCTTCCTCGTTCATCGATAGTATCTGGCTGGCGACCTCGTAGTTTTCTACCCCGCCTCCTAGATAAAATTCCTTACATTTCAATTTGTAAGGGGAGTTGTCGTATTGGTCGTTGAAATCTTCCCTTGCCTTGTCGTATCGTTTCTCGATTGTTGACCGTGGGATAATACAGGTTGTGTGCATGTTCACAGGTTTGTTTAATTTCGTTCCCCTGCAACAGATGACTGTTTTTTCAACCCGAATCCGACGGGCAGGGGAAATATAGGGTAATGGAAAGCTGTCTGAACTATTCTTGCCTAGAAAGGCAATCCCTTTCTCTCTCCATTTTTTCGTTCGTTTCTATTCATTGAACTTGGTGAAGCGTGCCCGGTTGCCGAATTGCCGGATATTACTTACACGTCACGACTTCGTTACTTCACCCCGACCCGTCGCAAGTCTCGGCGTTCCCGCTATTGCGACTCTCGGTGTTCTTCACGTACGCCAACATGTCAATGAGCTTTTTTGTGGGGAGGCGGGAATCGAACCCTTGCTCGCTCCGAAGAACCGATACCCAACATATTGGTTCTTTTATTCGGTTGCTCTACCGTTGAGCTACTCCCCGGCTTTTACATCATGGATTTCCAAATCCGAATTATCTCACTTCCCGGGTAGAATTTTCGACCGTTACACCTCCTGTAACCGAATTTGATGATTCCATTCTTCGTGTAACGGAACAGTGTGCTCCTGTCGATGCCGAGTATCTTGCAAGTCTCGTTGGTCGAGTATCGGCCGGAAAGCGATACTTGGGGTTCTGTGGACGTCATCATAATATTGTTTTGATTTTATCGTTTGCTTAATATTTCTCTAATGTTTCAATCGTTTTGTTTATCCTACCATCTTGTGTGAGACGATTCCGCCCTTTTTGAGAGCAAGCTCCCTTATGCGTTCTGGCTGTTCTCCGTCCGTGCGGAAGTTTATCGCCCCGTAGACAGTGCGGTCTGTACAACCTACCTCGGCGGCTATCTCCTTAATAATCTTTGATGGTATACTGATGTATTTTACTTTTCTCATTGCTTTTTTACATTTAATCGTTTATATTTGCGCATTATAGTTTTTGTTTCAATCTTGAAATAGGTTTGTTTCAATGATTATAGAGGCAAAGATACTAACAGTTAGCAAAAACACAAACTATTTTCTTTTAAAAGTTAGTATAATAACATTAATTAACTGACAGTATTATGGAAGGCTGGGAAAGAATAAAATTAATTATTGAAAAAGAGGGATTAAATAAAAACTCTTTTAGTGCAGCAATTGGATTGAACAATAATGTTACAATCACAAGAATTATCAATGAACATCGATCGCCATCACGTTCAACATGTGAAAAAATAGTTAGTGCTTTCCCAAAATACAAATTAGAATGGTTGTTGTATGGAGAAGGAGAAATGCTAAGCAATAATTCAGGAATTATCGGGAACAATAATAAGGGCAATATCTATCGAGGAGATTTTAATAATAACATCTCTATATCATTGCCGGAAAAAGGTACTCAAAAAATTATTGACCCTGACGGAACAGTCACAATAGAGAATACTAGTTCAGGCGTCCAAAATAACCTGAACGAAATAGACATGCTTAATCAAAGGATACAATACCTCGAAAGAATCGTTAGTGGACATGAGGCTACGATAAAGTCTCTTGAAACAACAATAAAATCCAAAGATGATTTAATATGTATTTTGAGGAGTTCATTAGATAAACAAGATTAGATGGTTAACAATCGCAATATACTAAATAATTTCTTAATATAAGAAAAACTATTATAATAGTAAAGTAATGAAAGAATTAATTAAGAAAATACTTAGTGAGAGCCATCAAAATATATATCTTATTATTTGAACAATGATAAACACAATGAGCACAAAAGATAGGAGTGGCGGAGTTCTCCATAACAGTTCAGAAGACTCTCAATGTCACCGGAATATCCGCCTTTTGAGGTGTCGCTACAAGATGTTTTCGGATTATATAGAGTCCTGCAAAGCATGTCTTTGAAGTGAAACAGCTATTAAAATTTACAAGAATCATGAAATTACTAACATATCAATCGGTTAAAGACAAAATTGTCCACCTGCAGGAACAAGATGTCATTTTTGACTTCGCTGTGGCAGAGCTCTACGGAGTGGAGACGAGAGAGATAAACCAAGCTGTAAAAAACAACCCAAGCAAATTCCCAGAAGGGTATGTGTTTGAACTTGGTAAACAGGAACTTAAAGAGTTGCGGTCAAAAAATTTGATTGCAAACAGCCCTAAAAGCCGGGCAATACCGAAAGCATTCACAGAGAAAGGACTTTATATGCTGGCGACTATCCTAAAAAGCCCCCAAGCGACAGAGACCACGATTGCCATTATAGAGGCATTCGCCAAATTGAGGGAGTTGTCGAGAACCATAGGAGAGCTATCGGCGAATCCCGACCAGTTCACCCAAAAATCGCTCATGCAGAAAAGCGGGGAGATCATGGCAGACCTGTTCGGGGAGGATATGCAGACGAACGAGACGGAGACCGAAATAGAACTAAACTTCGCCGTGCTGAAACTGAAACATACCATTAAGAGAAAAGACAAGAAGAAATAGATGGTGTAATGGGGTTATTTGGCAAACTATTAGGATTAAGACCGAGGAAGCATATACTGAGTGAGCAAGAAAAACGCTTGGTATACGAATCTTCGGTACGTTATGCAACGGTTGAGATAGAGGGAAGAAGCCGATTGAAGATCATAAACGAAAGCCTATCAATCATTGACAAGACAAAGAATCTGGATACGCTAAACAGTAGATACGAGACTGTATGCGAACATATGAAGTGGATGATGGAAAACGATATAAAGCTGAATCATGAATCCGCATGTGTTGCGAAGCAAAAAGTAGACGACAATAAGAATGAGAACATCATAAGGATAGCTTGTGATGCGTTCGATATTTATGAAGCAAAATTCGGCACATTGAAGACTGAAAAAGCGAAAGACAACGCAACAGTCAAGATGTTCAAACTGTTAGACGATTGTATTTCCTCCATTGTAGATTCTGAAAACAAAGTGCTGAAAAGAAAAATACTAATTGTATTGAAAAACAAAGTGGAAGATATGTATGCTTAAAACTAAAATAGCCATGAATTCCAAAGACTAAATTCAACAGATTTCTGAACGTATAAATAAGCAGAAAGACATAATAATTAGAAAAAGCAATAAACGCAGAAACAAGCATTCTAAATTGTGACTTATGAAAATCCTTTTCTACGTAATTATAGCACTACAATTATTGACATTATTTAGTTGTGCAAATGAACAACTGGTGGGACATTGGGAGCAAGATAAGAATTCGATTCATCTATATAATGGAGAAATTTTGACAATTAACCACGCTATTTTTAAAAAAGGAGGTTCTGGAATCATGTGGTCAGTTTCCCCGGAAGATTCTACATCAAGTATTGGTACGGTTGATTTAATAAATTGGGAACATATAAATGAGAACCAAATAAGCATACACTCAGAATATTGGGCTGATACAATAAAATACAAGATAAATAAAGATACTCTATTTGTCATGGATAACGGAGGGGAATCAATGGTGTTTCTTAAACAGAGTAGTAAAGACAACGATGAGCTATTCAATAAAATAGCTACTTATATTAAAACTCCAGAAGATATAAAACAAGAAATAGAACAGTTACTAAAACTTGAGCCATGAAAATTTCTAAGGAAGGAATCGCTATAACCAAACGTTTCTTTGAAGCGGTTGATATGCTCAAAGCACAGAGACGCATTCGTGGGCTTAAAACATTCACGAGGAAGCACAATATAACTCGTACCAATATAGCAAATGTGAGAAAAAATCCAGACCGTAGTGTTTTGAAGCCCGAATGGATATATTATCTTGTTTATGACTATGGAGTTTCATTGGAATGGATAATATTTGGGGAGGGTTCTATGTTTGAATAAATATTCTAAAACTTGTTCTTTAATGGTGCGTTATCGTTTCTAATCAACTTTTCCATTTTTATTCTCCCCATAATTTTACTGCAAGATCATAATTCTTTTGAGCTTCATTTACTGCTTTTTTTGCATAAGTAAGAGTGTAGGAGTGTTCACGTGGATATTTGCCTGACTTTATACCTTCATGGTATTCTTTGGCTTCTTCCAGCTTGTGCGCATAAAAGTCGATACTTTCCGGCATGGATAGGTTGATGGTTGTAGCTCGCTTGTCCCAGTATTCGGCTTCTCTTTCATGTTTTGTTGCTTTGTCGCTAAATTCAACACTTTTGCCCATGTTGTACCAAGCATCCTCTATCGCTTTTCTGTGTCGTCTTTCGCTATGATGCCCTACTTTAATGGGTTCTCCAAGTGAAAGAAAATCTCTATCCTTATTTGACTTTTTGGAATATTCAATACTTTTTTTATCTGCTGATACAGACCATTCACGTCTACGTTCGGCTCTACGTTTAGCCCATTCTTGTACGTTGAATCCGTCAGCTCTTACGATGGAGTAATAATAGAATCCGTCGCGCTCAAATATCAGGTTAAATACTATGCTTTCATTCTCTTTTCCATACTTGGTTGTAACTTCTATAACTTCTCCTTTTTCGTGCTTCTCGTCGCACTTTGCCAAAAACACATTTGGCGCAAACTTGTAATACGTGTTCATTGCTTTTATGTATTAAATCGTTATGCTATTTCGATCCTATTGTTAGGTTCGTTTACTTTCATCGATTATATGTTTAAAGATGAGTGTATAAGCCTGTCACTTGTGTAAACACTTCTTGCAACTGTTCATCATAAATATCACTCGAAAAGAAGACCTCTTTGGCCTCGGAAAAAGAAAAAGTCTTTTTGTTTAATTTCGGGGATTTGATGAATCTCATAGAATAAGTATCCTTACCTTCTTCATAGGTGATGATTAATTTATCTGCGCCAGATTTATTTTTGCTCAATTTAATAACCTGCTCCATGTCACCAGATTCATTCTCCGCGTAACCGGTAAATTTTGATCCTGTCATAACTACAAATTTATGTCCGCCAAGTTGTTCGTATAGGGCCAACATTATTTCTTTTATTTGTTCTTCCGAATGTTTCATTGCTCTTGTCTTTTAATTGTTAGTAATATTGGTCTTTATTAAAGTGGACCGGTTTTTGTTTCCCCCGTGACCGGTCCACCGTCTCGTGCTGTTTTGGAAGAGCAGCAACGTGTTTTGTTTATTTTAATCTCCGCAATAACGCCCGCTTTGGCTTCTGTAATACTCCGTTATCCCTCTTTCCATTGCTGCGTCAAATACAACCGGTTCGGGCTTTTGTGTGGGTTCCGACTTCTTCATCAACCGGCGAGCCTCTTTTTCCGCTTTGCGGGCTTCCGATTTCATCTTAAACCATGCATTCCTCAAACAAGCACTGAACGACTGGCAGAACTCTCGCCCGAGAACCGAGATAGAGCGTTTATACATTGACCAAGCCATTTTGAAAAGTTGCGATTTGTCGATTTTCGTTTTCATATCCTTGTTTGTTTTTGTTTGATGTGACAAATGTATAGATTAAAACCGAACAAACAAAAGAAAAGTTCTGTTTTAACAGAACTTTAACAAATATAGATAGTTTGGTTAAAATATACAATAACATTAAATTTGTTCTATTATAGCAGTATGTTTATTTTTATTTATATATCTTTGCGTTTGGATATAATAAAACACTGATTATGGATATTAAAAGAGTAATTAAAGAACGTGGTTACACACTTGAACGAGTTGCAAATGAAATCAAGCCCCGCCCTATTAGTAAAGGGACATTATCTCAATCTATTAACAATAATCCAACTATCGACACGCTACAAAGGATTGCCGATGTAATAGGATGCAGCGTCGGGGATTTTTTTGCGGACGAGTTAAGTAATACAATAGTTTGCCCTAAATGTGGAACCAAGTTAAAAGTAACCGAGTCAAAAGATTAAGCCATGAAAAACAGATTTATTATAACAACTACTGATACAATAGAGAATTGTCCTATAAAAAGATATATTGATACAATATGCTCAAATATTGTAATAGGTACTAATGTGTTTTCTGATTTTGCAGCGTCGGTTACAGATTTTTTTGGAGGGAGATCTGGCTCATATAAAAGAAAACTCCAAATTATTTATAATGAAGCATCAAAAGAATTAAAACAAAAAGCTATAAACTTAGGGGCAAATGCCATTGTTGGATTTAAGGTAGATTTCGACGAAATATCTAGCAGAGATAAATCTATGTTTATGGTATCTGTTTCTGGAACAGCTTGTATTATAGAAAAAAATGATGAAGATATTAAAGCCGTGGATTGTCATTCTCAAATTTCATCAATAGATCTTCAAAAAGAAATTCAGCGAAGATACATAGTATCACGAATAAAAAAATCTTCACCAATATGTAAGGAATGGGTGGAATTTTTATTAGAAAACCCTCAAATAGAAATTGTAGAGGATCTCATAAAAAGGTATATATCACTAGATGTCAATTATAACTCTAATGAGGTAGAGGTAACTAATATAAAACAAATTTTATCAGTAATTCCTGCAAATCATATTATCCCTTTTGTTTACAAATATTTTAAGTATAAAAAAATAAGAGATTTGATTGAGAAATATAATTTATTTGATTCAAATTCTATTTACGAAATAATCAAACAAGAATTACATATTGGAATACATTTACTATCGGCTACAAAAGAATATTACAATACAAATGATTTACAAGGTATGAAAAGAATATTGGAATATTTAAATAATCTTCCAAATACTGGCAATATTGAGAATGTAAAAGGAGGCATATTTTCTAAATGCGATGAAAAAAAATTTGTATGTGAAAATGGGCATAAAAACTCTATTGATTTTATCTTTTGTGAGAAATGTGGGATAAACATTAAAGGACTGAATGAAGAAGAATTGAATATAATTGAAGAATTTAAGGAAAAATGTAATATTATTGAGGATTACATTAATTGATAAAATAATATTTTTTTATTGTGCAATTCCCTTTTTTTATTGCATTGGAAAAAGAGGAAGAAAAATTGAATACGCAACTATCTGCGTATTTTACCTTGCGTGATCTTGCCGTAATTTTCCCGGGTATTATGCTTTTACATATACCATTTTTTGGGGTATGTAAAATACATCTTGATGAGGTGTGTAGTTAAACATTTGATTTATTGGTTTTTCGGATTGCCTAAAAACTATACAATAATACTAACTATCCAGCCCCGTTCCTTATGGTTCGGGGCTTTGCATAAGCCATCTTCGGCAAGTAACCAAACTTGTTGATTTCCACCTTGGGTCGGAATAATGTTCCGACCCTTTTATTTTGAAATTGCAAAGAAAAAGCTGGAAATATTTGCGGAAATGTGAATTATAAGTTACATTTGCGACATGAAAGTAAGAAACGTCATAGCATATAAGCACTATTTCATAGATTTTGTGAAGTCGCTTTCCGAAAAGATGCAGGATAAGGTGGTGAAAACCATACAATATGTCGAAACGCTTCAAGTTGTTCCAGAGAAATACTTGAAGCATATTGAAGGTACAAGGGGACTTTATGAAATCAGAGTGCAATTTTCAAGTGACATAATACGTGTTTTTTGCTTTTTTGATGGTGAAAAAATGGTCATCTTACTGAGCGGCTTTCAGAAAAAGACGCAAAAGACACCGAAAAAAGAGATAGACCGGGCTGTAAGGCTCATGCAAGAATACTTTAATGAAAAGAAAAAAGAAAGGAAATGATTATGGAAACTTACACTATTGAGGATATAAAGAATAAGGTTTATGGAGAAATTGGCACTCCGCGCCGCGATAAGATTGAAACCGAACTTTCCAACCTTCGTGTTGGGCTTCAGATCCGCAATGCCCGTGAAGCGAGGAACCTAACCCAAGACCAGCTTGCTAAGAAGATAGGGAAAGAACGCTCTTTCATATCAAAGGTGGAAAGAGAAGGGAGCAACCTCACGCTCTCTACACTATATGACATCGTAACGAAAGGGCTTGGCGGGAAACTAGACATTAGGGTTCAGGTATAACCCCAATCCCCAATTGAATTCGGCTACTCCTTGTGATAATAGGTTGCGAATGTCACGCATAATATTGGGCACAAAATTATAGCATGGAATCTTGAAAGTGTATGAATTTCATGCATAATTCAACATTATTAACCTTTGAGGGCTATTATACGATTTCGTAAGGCAGTGAATCGAATATTTATCCCGCATTTCTCACAGAAGGTAAAATCAATCAAATCTCTTATTTTTATTACTTTGTTTTCTTAAAAAAAATAAAACTCAATCAATATTTTATTGAAAAGTGTATGAGATTCATATACTTTACTATATATTTGCAGAAAGCGTATGAAGATGTACGCCACCCGACTTGTCGTAAACACCTGTTTGTCCGTTTAGGCGGAGGCACATCTGAAAGAAGATGCGAATAGTCTGCTGGCTACATTGCTACGCAGACTATTTTTTTGTTTAAACCTAAATGAAATGAACAGACAACAGCAAGTTTTCGTAAGGTTGAAACTTAAAGCGAAGGCGTTAGGGTTCAACGCAAAGGAATTGAAGGGTATCGCCGCCAAGATTGCCGATAACCTGAAATCCGCAGAAGATGCCTCAGAAGAGGATGTAAACGCAGAAATCGACGAACAGATAGAAGCGGTTCTCCCTTACCTCACTTTCGGCCAGTCGCAAGCCAACCGTTTGCTTGACGAATGGAAGAAGAAACACCCCGAATCAGAAGAAGATGATGATGACGACGATGACGATGACACGTCAAAAGGCGGCTCTCGTCAAGCTGGTTCAAACAAGAAAAATCCCAACAACAAAGGAAATGAACAAGACGAAGAACCCGCATGGTTTAAGTCTTTCAGAGAGCAACAGGAAGCCCGTTTTGCCGCATTGGAAGGTGAAAAAGTTTCTAACTTGCGTAAAGCCAAACTTGAAGCCCTGCTGAAAGACACCGGAACATTCGGTTCGCGTACCTTGAAAAGCTTCTCTAAAATGAGCTTTGAGAGTGACGACGATTTCGAGGAGTTCTATTCTGATGTTGAGGAAGACCTGAAGAATTACAATCAAGAGCGTGCAGATGCAGGTTTGGCAACATTGGCAACCCCTCCTGCTGCCGGAAGTAAAGGTTCGGGTAATCAAGACGAAGTATTAACCGACAAAGAAATTGAAGATTTAGTCAACACTTTCTAAGTCAAAAAAGAAATTGTAACAATGGGTGCAACAGCAAATTTAGCAAGCGAAATGGAAATTCTCAATGCCGGAATGGATTCTGTCGTAATTCGGCATTATGTAGCTGGCATTATCGGAGGTCGTACTCTTGACGTATCAAATTATAACCTTCCGGTTATTAAAGCCGGGCACGTTGTTATTCGTGATCCGTCAACAGACACGTACAAACCTATGCCCGTAAAATCATCTGGCGATGGATACGACTCACTTCCCGGTTCCCACGAATATGTAGGAGTAGTTGTATGTACAAAACCAACTAGTGAACCATTGGTTGGTATTATGTATAGTGGCGAAGTCAATGATTTGGCGAGTCCATACCCCATAGACGACATAAAAGCGGCTATGAAAACGGCATTGCCAACTCTTGTATTCTTACACGATTAATGTAGAAAGGAGGTAAAAAATGAAAGAATCACTATTTATTGAATACATCGGAAAGATTTTCCCGAAACTTCAAACTATCATCGAGAGAATCAATGGTAAGCGAGGCAATCAGCTTACATATCTTCACAAGACAATGCTTCGCAAAGAATATTCCGCAGACCAAAAGTGGGAAAGTGCATCAGTTAACACAACTTATGTTGCGGCTGACATGGTAGCAATGGACTCACCTCTCCCTCCCAAGATGAGAGACTCCATTGCTCACGCAAATGGTACACTGCCAAAGGTCGGAATGAAAAAAATTCTTCGTGAGACTCAGATCAACACAATCAACATCATGAAAGCTCAAGGAGCTGCGTTCACTAATATAGCTAACAAGCTAACCAACGATGCAGTAGCTTGTTCCGTTGGTATCGATGAAAAGAACGAAGCAAACTTTTTAACTGCTTTATCTGATGGTGTCGTAATCGTTGAAGATGAAAACAATACAGGAACTGGATTGCGCATAAATTTCAACTATTTACCGCAAAATAGCTTTGGTGTAGAAACCGCTGGGACTATTTCCTCTGATGACATAAAGCGTGTTATTGCAAAAGCTGACGCAGATGGAAACTCCATTACAACGATAGCAATCTCGTTATCGACTTACAATAAAATGAGACAAGAACAATGGGCAAAAGAATTGGTTGCCAACTATCGAGGTCAAACATTCGACAGCAACACTAAGTTGCCTGTTCCTACTGCTACATTATTTGACGAAGCATTTGCCGATGACAACAACGGAATTACATTCTTAAAGATTGACCGTACAGTCATTTCTGAGAAAAATGGTAAACGCATTCCGTACAAACCGTGGAATGCGAACAAACTAATATTCCTTACTACACAAGAAGTTGGCGCATTGGTTTGGGGCACACTTGCAGAAGTTACTAATCCCGTAGCAGGAGTAATTTATTCCACGGTAGATGAATACAAACTTATCAGCAAGTATTCTAAAAATGATCCTTTGCAGGAATTTACAAGTGGTCAAGCATTAGTTCTCCCTGTTATTGAGAATGTAGACCAAATCTACTCCCTCGACATTTCAGAGGCTCAAACGATTGACTCTACCGAAGAGGGAAAAGATTCTACCGATAAGAACATCACCATTTGGGGGCAAGCTTACATAAAAGCAAACTTCGTCGCAGAGTTCAATAAAATAACCGGTAAAAACTTATCGACGACTATTTCAGACGATAAGTTAATTGCTGCTGTAAACAAATTGAATGATGCCGATGAAGCGAAGCTCAAAAAAGCTGTTGAATCATATAAAACAACAAATGGAGATAGTTAAGCCATGAAGACAATTCAGCAAGCTCTCATAGACGAAATACATTATCCGATTTCTATCGGTTTTGTAGAGAATGTGATGATAAAACGCAAACTCAATCCTCTTAGTTATTGCGATTCAGATACAATGAGCTCAAAAGAGTATATGGGAGCTTTGGCTGACTGTCTTTGGTCTTTAGTTCAATCTATCAATTTTTCTGAAGCAGACAAGTCTTTCGGGTCTTTGTCAGATAAAGACAAAGAACGTATTCTGTTACGTGTTAACTCAATCTATAATGCCATTGGTGAACCTTCGGTAGAGTTGGAGGCAAAGCCAATGGTATATATAGGTGACTGCCTTTTGTAATATGTCAGTAATAAGACTATATCCACACAGATTGCAGTACCTCGTATCAAAAGATGGTTACGAGGATAGCAATGGTGATTATCATGAAGGAGAAACTAACTGGGAAGGCTGTATTGAATGCGACGCGGTTCCTGCCGGTAAAGCCTCTGAAAAAGAGTTTGACGATGGTATTGTAAGAAGCTATTCATATACAGTTTATCTACGTGCAAATTGTCGAACATTCATGATCGGTGACAGGATTAAGATACATCTGCTTGAAGGAATTGAAAGGGAGTTTAGTGTGAAAGGTTTCCATCGCTACCAGAAACAATGTAAACTATGGGTATAAGAATGACCACCAAGCTAAGCGAAGTGCATGACATGCTCATGAGAGAAGCAGAGCGTGTCGAGCGTCTTACTATTCGTGCTTTATCCAAACTTGGCGAACAATGCGTTACAAAAATTCGTGATAGAGCAGGTGATAAAAGTTGGTACGACCAAACAGGCAACTTGCGTAGTTCGGTTGGATATGTGATTGCTCATAATAAGAACATCATTCAATACTCAACTTTCAACCAAGTGAAGCAAGGTTCAGAAGGTGTAAAAACAGGTAAAGACTTAGCGAAAGAACTTGCTAAAAGATATTCCAATAACTATGTACTTATCGTAGTCGCCGGAATGAACTATGCTGAGTTTGTAGAAGCGATGGATAATAAAGACGTACTTGCATCAACCGAACTTTGGGCAAGAGAACAAGTTCCATTGATGCTTGAAAAACTTAAAAGACAGATTGCGAAATAATGAAATCCGATATTGAAATAGCTAAGTTCGTTTATCACAAAATTAAAGGTACAGAACTCGAACGTAATGTCTCCGGTAAATTGAGTGACAGAGGAAGGCCCAACAAATCTGATAAAGAAGATATAGTCATATCTGTTCTTGCAAATGAAGGTTGCGGGCAAATACAACGAGCTTATGTGAATGTCAATATATATGTCAAAGACTTATGGAACTCTGAAACCAAAACATGGGAAAAAGATTCAATCCGAATTTGTGAATTATGCGAACTATCGAAGTTTTTATTCGCTATACGAAAAGACGAATATCATACGGTTCCATCACAATGCAGTCAAAAAACTGATTCAACAGGAGTTTCATTTGAAGACGGACATACAGAGCATTTCATTAATAACAAACTGTACATAGAGATAAATAACGAATAAATTTTTAATATAAATTAGGTATATCATGGCAGTAATAGGATGGGGTAAGCCCCGTGTATTTATAAAAGATTTGGATGCTTCTGCTCCTAAATGGGAGGAATTACCTACCCCTGTGGAAGATTCTACACAGTTGACAACAACAAAAGGAGATAAACAAGAAGCAAAAATCGAAGGAGGCGAAAATGAGGATGTAAAGTATGGAAAGAATACCTATGCTTTGGCATTGAACATTCGTGCCGCAAAAGGACGTAAGCGTCCTGTAAGTGATAGCGATGGTGTTGTTGCACACAATTATGCCGTTGTTGTTCAACCGGAAGACACAGAAGTTCAAGGCTTCTGCATGGAGAAAACGACAGTTTCCGTTGAAGACACTTTTACTTCTGCTGACGGTGGTGTTTGGGCATACACTTTTGATGCTTTGAAAGCAGCCGCCGATAAAAAACAAATTCAGTGGGGTAAAATCATCGTGACGGAATCCGGTGGAAACATCAGTAAAATTGAATGCGATCCTGAAGATGAGTCTGGAGACGGTGATAAATTCGAAGTAGCTCCTAATCCAAGTGTTGGTGGATAATTCAATAGGTTGTAGATAGAGCCAAACGTGGGGGCTTCGTACCCACGTGTTCTGCGTATCTAGTGTAACGGTAGCACATATACACTCCATGTATAAAGTTGTGGTTCGACCCCACAGTTGCGCTCAATATAATTTATTTTGCATGGATAAAGAAGGGAAAATAATAGAAATGGATATTGCAGATACTATCATGGAAAGACCTTATGAGTTCCATATAGGAGAAATGCAATTTTACTTATACCCTGCCACATTGGGTAAAATATACCTTTTATCACGTCTTACCGAAAATTTAGAAATAAATAAAGACTTCCTTTCTCTAAATCCATATATGGAAGCATTACGATTATGCGATTCCAAAAGAGATATTATATGCAAAATATTGTCTTACCATACATTCGATAAAAAGGAAGAATTATTCAATAGCCACCTAATAAATGAAAGACGAAAGCTATTTGAAGACAACCTATCGAATGAAGAACTTGCTCAACTATTCATAATAGTGTTATCAAAGGATAACATTGACCAGTTTATTCAACACTTCAAGATTGATATTGAGAAAAAAGAACAAGAAAAAATATCAAGAATCAAGAAAAAGAAGTGTAACACTATAACCTTTGGAGGTAAAAGTATTTATGGTACTTTGATAGATATAGCCTGCGAACGCTATGGCTGGACTATGGACTATGTTGTATGGGGTATTAGTTATGCCAACCTGCATATGTTACTTAATGATTACATAACATCTATATACCTTACTGACGACGAGATAAAAAAATATCATATATCTACGGACCGAACATTTATAAACGGGGACGATCCTAAAAATATGGATAAAATAAAAGGAATGAAGTGGGACTAAAACTCAATGAATTTACCTCGGTCGTATTCACTATAAGAAAAACATATATTATGTAAAAGTGCGTTATTATCCTCGTCAACATTAATTACTTTATATCCATAAAAATAAAACATAGGCCATGTAAAGCCGTCAGGTTTATAAAGTATTACAGCCAAATATGCCCCTGTTTTTATGTCCTCAAAAATATTTATTCCAGAAAACGTGTCAGATGTATATGCGGGAGTCAACTCATTACCCAACTTATCTCTTAAAACTTGAGAATCGCCGTACTCCATTGTAGACATATAGCTGTCATCAAAGTCTCTTGCTGTTTCATATTCATATAAGCGAACCAAAGAAGGAGATGCAATTTTATTATCACATTTTACATTAATCATTACTGATAATATCTCAGGATCATTATCTGAGCAAGATGTAATGGATAAAGCACAAACTATGATTAGCAAAAACTTTCTCATAATTCTAAAATTTGTATTAATTACGTTTGTCATTTTTCTAATTTATTTTTCTTTGCAATCCAATAATTCGCCTCTTTCAATGCCAAATCAAGACTCTCTTTAAGACCATCGGCATAATTAAAAATATCATCGATAGTCTCAATGTCAATCCATTCATTCGTCTTGTAGTTATCCTTTGGCAAGCATATTTTTTTACTCCGTTTCCCTATATAAATGCGGCAAATCCACCACCATGTACTACCATCTATGTTCACGGAAAAATAAGTCTTGTAGTCGTTATATTGAATACGAGATACATCTACATACTGCCTCAATATACTGCGCACAATGTTATAAGCATCTATCTCCTCTTGTGTAGTAACTATACCTTTTTCTCGGTCTTGAAATACTACACCATCAGGAAGTTTTTCTTCATTCATTTCGTTCGGCTGTTGATTTTCATTCTCAACCTCCTGTGGCATTTGCTTTTCCTCCTTATTCTCATTCTTCATAGCCACATTCAAACGGTCGGATATAATATCGTTAATCACCGAAGCAATGGACTTCTTTAATATCGGTTTGTATAGCTCAATTTGTTTTGCGGTAGACTTCCAGTCATTCAGACATCTTACGAAATAACGAGTAAACTCCTCTCCCGGATCTTGAAAGTTCTTTGTAAGCAGGTCTTTTATCTGAATGGTGATTTGTAACTCTTGTGCCGTGCTCAATATATCTTGCTCATTATAATAAGACTTATGAAACTTTTTTAGTTGCTCAATATCGTTGTCCGATAAATCGAGCATATTCACCACAAGGAACGGCTTTTCGTCCATTATGTTCACCTTTTCTAAATCTGTATAAAAGCGATATTCTATTCCATTCGTCAAGACCCCAAACCTAGCCTTTGAAGCGACAAAATATCTTTGTAACTGAGTGTCATGTAAATTCAAGTTTTGTTTACAATGCTTGCATTCTATAAGTAGTATAGGATTTTCGTCCTTCATTATGGCATAGTCTATTTTTTCGCCTTTCCTCTTAACTAAGTCACAATCCATTTCCGGTACAACCTCAAAGGGATTGAATACATCATATCCCAATGCTGCTATCATAGGCATTACAAAAGAGGTTTTTGTCGCTTCTTCCGTTGCTATGCTATCCTTCTGTTTAGCAATTTTCTCTACAATCTGTTGAATTGTATCTTTGAAATCCATATCTTATACTGTTAAGATTGTTTCGTCAAAAGTATAATACAATAATCATTTATTAAAATATTTATACTCACACATTAGTTAAACTTTATTAACTCTATTCTATTTTATCAAAAGTATATGAATTTCATACACTTTTGTATATTTGCAAATGATGTGATGTTACATCTACCCCCTTTAATCGAAAAGACTCATGGCCGGACTTCATTTTGATATAACAGGCGACAATTCTAATTTTCTTCGTAAACTACGAGAAGTAGAAACCGGAGTAACCAATACTTCTAAGGAAATAGAAAAAAATGGATTGGGCATAGAAGATATGTTCAACAAAATGACGAAAGCAGCTGCTGCTTTTGGTGCTGGATTTACAGCAAAAGAACTTATCCAAAATATTATACAAGCAAGAGGTGAAATTCAACAATTAGAGGTCGCTTTTACCACTATGCTTGGAAGTGGTGAAAAGGCAAACGTCCTTATGGCTCAGCTCATAGAAACAGCTGTCAAAACCCCATTCGAACTACGAGATGTTGCCGATGGAGCTCGTCAATTATTGGCTTACGGCTTTGCTGCGGAGGACGTGAATCAGACCCTTATCAGACTTGGCGACATTGCAGCCGGACTGAGCATACCGTTGGGCGATTTGATTTATGTCTATGGAACAACAATGACACAAGGTCGACTTTATACAAGAGACCTCATTCAATTCACAACCCGTGGTATTCCTATGATTGACGAGCTTGCCAAACAACTCGGTGTGGCTAAAAGCGAAGTACAAGGATTGATCGAAGCAGGACGGGTAGGTTTCCCAGAAGTGCAGAAAGTCATTGAAAGCCTGACAAACGAGGGAGGCAAATTCGGTGGACTGATGGAAGCGCAGAGCAAAACCATCACCGGACAGATTTCTAACATAAAAGACAGTTTCTTTATTATGTTAAACGACATCGGCAAAGCGAATGAAGGTATCATCAATGATGCATTATCCGGAGTCTCTTATTTGATAGGAAACTATGAAACTGTCGGAAAAACCTTGCTTGAAATCGTCGGAACATACGGAGCGTATAAAGCTGCATTGATTACTATAACAGCTTTACAAAAAGTATATTCCGCCGTATTAGCTCAGTCCGCATTAAATCAAAGTCTTGCGGCAGCTTCAGGAATAACATTATCAAATGCAGAAGCTTTGGCTGCTACTCGCACGAAATTATTGCAAGTTGCGCAAGCTGCACTGAACAAGACTTTACTTGCCAACCCATATGTCGCAGTAGCAGCGGCAGTGGCAGCACTAGGTTTAGGTGTTTATAAATTAGTCACTTATCAAACAGAAGCAGAAAAGGCACAGGAAAGGCTGAACGATGAATTTGGTAAAACCGAAGTGGCTGCATTAAATGAAATGTCCACATTAAGGGAACTTAATAGGCAACTTACGGAGGCTAAAAAATGGTCTGACGAATGGTATGCTATAAAAGAAAAAATAGTAAATGGCTATTCAAAGTATCTTTCTGGCATTGATGAAGAAATTGATAAAACAGGGTCTCTTGCTGGACAATATGAAAAATTAGAAAAAGCCATACGTAAATCTATGGCCGCACAAAATTATACCAATTTTGCCAAACAAGAAGAAGATATATACAATAGCGTCAGAGAAAAAAACTTAACAAAAGTATATGACGCATTTACAAAAAAATATGGAGATGAGTCTGGATTAAAAGTCTACCGAAATTGGTTAAACTGGCTGGATAGCGGTCGAGATATACCGACAGAAATTCAAAGGATTTTTAATGATGTATCTACTGGATGGGGAGAAAGTGCAAATACACTTCTATTTGAAATAAGGCGACAAGCTGAAATAAGAAATAAAAATTTAGAAGAATACAGAAACAAATATTTCATTCCCGAACCCTCATTTGATTCACCTACTGAAAATATTTTTACAACAGAAGGTAAATCCATCTCCCAACTTGAAGAAGAAATCAAGAAGGCTGAAACCTCACTTGCATCATTAAAAAAGGCCCTTGCAGACGGCAGCGGAACAAAAGAAGCAGTGGATCAACAAGAGGCTTATATCAAGTCGCTTCAAGACACTATACTTGAACGTGAGAAAGATTTGAGAGTAATCAATGAAGTCAAAACACAAATCTCAAAATTAGAGAAAGAGCAGGGAGAAACTGTAAGTGGAAGCAAGGAATACAATGCGTTACAATCACGAATTGACGCACTCCGTGCAAAGCTGCCTAAAACCAAATCTGATAAAGCGGCTGAAGATAAGCAAGCAAAAGAGCAAAAAGAGGCCGAGCAGAAACTTGTTGATGAACTTCTTGAGCTTCGTAAAAAAAATCAAGAGAAAGAAATCTCCCTCTGGGAAGAAGGTAAAGATAAGAAATTGAAGCAAATTAACTACTATTATGAAGAACAGAAAAAAGAAATTAAAAAGAAAGAGAAAGAGCTGTCCGAGTTAAACAAAGTAGCTAAGATTGAACCCTCCAAGCTTAATGAGAATGGACTAACAACTGAACAACAGGAAGATATTGATACCGCAAATAGGTTAAATGAAAAGAATAAGAATAAACAGACCAAAGAAATTCTCGATGATGAAATTAACGCAATGAACGATTATCTTGCCGCTTACGGGAACTATTATGAAAAGCGTAATGCTATTATTGCGCAAGGCGAATCTCGTAAGTTAGGCAAAAACGAATGGGAACAGAAGTCTATTGACGAAGAAACAAAAAGGGCACTATCTGATTTGGATATAGAGGCGAATAAATCTACGTCTGCCATAAGTAAATTGTTTGACGATATGCGTCAACACACAGTTGCAGATATGCGTCTCATTGCTAATGAAGCTGAACGGGCATTCCAATTCTTGCAATCAGGCGAATGGGACGAAAACAAAGGTCTTGAATTTGGTATGACAAAAGAGACCTTCGACACATTGCGTAAATCTCCCGAAGAATTAGAACGAATTAGAAAAGGTATAGATAATGTCCGTAATTCCGCAGATCAATCTGAAACGGGGTTTAACAAACTAGCTAATGGTCTTAAAAAAGTATTCGATGCTGGTTCAAACACAAAAAAATTGCAAGATGGACTTGAAGAAATAAGAAGTGGATTGAGTGAGGTATTAAGTGTGGCCCAATTCCTTTCCGACACATTTTCAAATCTCGGAGAGGCTTTCGGATCTGATACACTGTCAGGCATTGCCGAAGGTATCAATGTGGCTATGGACGTCCTCAATTCAGCTATGCAAGGGGCAGAAGCAGGTGCTATATTTGGACCGATAGGTTCTGCTGCTGGTGCTGCCATCGGTCTTGTCTCCTCTCTTGCTTCCTCTATCGCAAAAATCCACGACGCAAAAAATGAAAAACGGATTCAGAAATTACAAGATCAGGTAGATACACTTGACCGTTCGTATGAAAAGTTAGGCAAGTCCATTGAAACTGCTTACGGAAAGAGTGCTTCCAGCTTGATTGAAGACCAAAATAAATTGTTAGAACAACAAAAAGTACTTATTCAAAATCAAATTAAAGAAGAACAAGATAAAAAGAATACAGATAGCGACAGAATAAAAGAATGGGAAAATCAAATTGACGAAATAAACAATCTCATTTCTGATAACAAAGAAAAAGCTATCGATGTCATATTTGGTGAAGACCTAAAAAGTGCTATTGACAACTTTGCAGAAGCTTATGCAGATGCATGGGCTTCTGGCGAGAATAGGGCTAAATCTGCAAAAGATGTTGTAAAACAGATGATGCAACAAATGGTAACAGAGAGCATTAAGGCAGCAATTAAATCCTCAAATAAAATGGAGGAAATACGCACTAAGTTGCAACAATTTTATGCCGACAACGTGCTTTCTCAATGGGAACAAGATTACATCAACAACATGGCTGAACAGCTTCAACAAGAAATAGATGCTCAATTCGGTTGGGCTGATAGTCTCATGGGAGAAAGTTCTACCACCGAACAAAAGTCGACAGCCGGAGGTTTTGAAACCATGTCACAAGATACAGCAACGGAATTAAACGGCCGGTTTACAGCGTTGCAGCTTTCTGGTGAAGAAATCAAAAACCAAATGATTTCAGCCGTAATCTCTCTAAATTCTCTTTTATCTGTATCAACTAATAGCAATTCTATACTAAATAACATTCTTAATCAACATGTGATTACGAATAGCTACTTAGAAGACATTGCAAAATATACGAAATTATTAATTGATATAAAATCCGATATAGCACAAGTCAATAGGAATACTAAAGATTTATAGATATGAATACAGTAAAAGAAATAATGATGGCTGCTTTACAAAAAGGAGCTTGCGATAAGTCTTATGGTGTTAGTGACTGGAAAACTCTAGTATGGTTGTTCTTTACACCACAAGGCATAGAGTTTTGTGAGAAGAACAACTTCCCTCCTATTGAAACGTTCCGTGAGATGAGTAATGATATTACCAATTATTGCGTGTTTGTCGACACTAAAAATGTAAAAAGAAGTAATGATACCAATATTGCTTTAATAGGCAATACCAATGCGGAACTAGTATTTGACGATAATACTAGAGTTCACAAAGTTATACTCATGCATGGAGCCAGAGCTATAATAGTTGCCCGTAATTACGCAGTTATTAGACTTATAAACATACGAAATTGTCCTGTAGAAATCAATAAAGACAAAACTTCAGTTATACTTAAATAAAATGGCATCGGGAGAGTTTTACATAAATGGGAAAGACTGCTATACAACTTGGGGTATAAGTATGGATACATCATCTCTTTCCTCCTTAATGACACCACCGCCTTTAAAAGAGTTCATCGAAAACAAGTCTCGATTAGAACATGGCAAACGAGTCCTGTCCTCTAATCCTAAAATCGATGAACGAAATATCACTTTAACTTTTAACCTGACGGCAAAAACGGAAGAAGAATTCTTTTCAAGATACAACAGCTTTTGTGAAGAATTGGCAACAGGCATAATAAATATAAAAACAAAGTATCAACCAAATATTACTTACAAAACAATCTATATTTCATGCAATCAATTTACGCAATTCATGAGAGGAATAGCACGATTTTCTCTAAAACTTGTCGAATATAATCCAGCAGATAGAAATTCATAAAAAAGTGCATGTTTTTCATACATTTTTATTATCTTTGACTGAAATCGTATGAAGATATACGAAACCATCATGATAGACATTAAAAACATACAAGGAGAGACTATTTTATCAGTTCCTATAACAGAAGAGTGTGTTCATGTAGAGGAATTGATGAAATCCGATTATGTAGAATTGTCGTGGAACTCGGACCAAAATGAAGAGATTCCGGTAGGGGCTTATATTATACTCGATGGTGAGAAATATTCTCTTTTGGAGCCATATAATCCAAAACAAAAGAACGAGGTCGAATTTCAATACAAACCACAATTTCATTCGAAATTTATATCATGGGGTAAAGTGCCTTTTTTCATGTATTCTTACGATGAGAATAACGAGATAACGAATCGGGAGCCGGATTGGTCTCTTACCGATAACCCGGCCAATTTCATGAGTGTTATTTGCAAGGCTATCGAGAACGAAACCAGAGATACATGGACTTACGCCGTAGATTCTTCTCTTAACGCTTCCACTTCTTTGTCTTTCCAATCAATCGACATATTGTCTGCCTTGAACAGTATAGCATCTGCGTTTGATACAGAATGGTGGGTTGAGAAAGATTCCATGATTATTCATCTGTCGAAATCCGAACATGGAGCTGTTGTTTCTCTCGAAGTTGGTGAAAACATCAATACACCTTCGGTCACGGAGGGAAAAGATGGGTATTATACCCGATTTTACGCATTCGGGTCAACTCGAAACATCGTACAGGAATACAAAGGTGCTAATGTCAACAATTTGGTCAACAAACGGCTGACTCTTGATCCTAAAAAATACCCGAACGGATATAAAGATATAAGGCCAAACCTTCAACAGGGAGAGATATTTAGCAAAATCCTCCTGTTCGATGATATATACCCTTCATCGGAACTCTCCATATCAGATGTCAGATTCCGCCTTATGTGGCGTATAGACTCGGAAACGAATGATAAAATACAGATAGGCACAGATGAAAACGGAGACCCTATATACGACCAATATGCGATATGGTATTTTCAAATACCGGAATTTAACTTCGACAATTCCCCTTATGACGAAGAAAAAAATCCGAATGGTATGCGTATACCAAATAAGGAACCTTCGGTACATTTCCAATCGGGGGCTTTGCAAGGTATGGAATTTGAGCTTATATACCACGATGAGAGTAAAACAATAACAAGTGATGATGGTATAAGCTTCGAAGTCAAAAAAGGAGATTTCGAGATTAAATATAAAGAGGAAGAAGGTAACTATATTATTCCCGCTATTACGGGACTTATACCGTCGGAAAATGACGATATTATCCTATTCAACATAAAAATGCCGGAAGAATATACAGATTCAGCGTACATACGTCTAGAAACGGCTATGAACGAAGAAATAGAACGGCTTTCTTCCGACCAGAACAACTACCAATTTTCATCTAATCCTGTGGTGTTCGATGAAAACAATCCTGATTTATCCATAGGAAGAAAAGTCGAATACATAAACGCAGGATATTCATATGTTACTCGTGTTATAAGCCTTACAACCAAACTCGACTATCCTTGCGAACAGACTATTACCATCGGGAACAACCTAATAAAAGGGAATACGCAAGAACTGAAAGAAGAGGTTGCATCTGCCAATAAGAATATCGACTTGATTTCTGCCATCAATGATATGACGGCTTCCTTGCAACAATCGTATCAACGGACTGTAAAACAAATGCAGGAAGGATTTGCCCGTATTAACGATATGTGGAAATTCGACACAGAGTTGGAAAATACGATATACTCGAAATTTAATGTGTATTCACAGGGTGGAATATCCGCTCTTGGTGTATGGCGTGGAGAAGGGGGTGGCGGTGGCGAAGGAGGGCTCATCAAGCTCGTTCATGGGTTCGACGATCTGGGCGGGGCGTTCGACAACACCACGATGACGGAGACCTTCAATGCCTACACGATTAACGAGATTTGGAAACTCGCCAACGCCGGCGCATCTA